GGGTTGGGTGTGGGGTATATACATATATACACGCCCCCGTCTGTCGATCGAAGGGGGGGGTCATTCGTCTAGCTCTCCACTCAATCGCAAGTCCATTTTGCTAGGTCTGCCACGCTTACCACGATAAACTTTAGGCTTTGGTTCAGGCTCCACAATCTCAGGTTCCTCAACTTCCTCAGGCTCCTCTTTAGGTGCCAAGCTCTTGATAGATTGTACGAGCTTCCTAGTTTGTACTACCTCGGTTTCTTTTTCGTTAATGATTTCAGCATCTTGTATGCTTTCCCCTGCCTCTTGGTGAGGGATTGCTACCTCTTTTAAGGCTAATATATCGTTTCTCTCTGATATACGCTTTGCAACTTCCCCAAGCGCTAAAGCAAATTCGCTACCACCGCCAACGCTAACCTCTTGTGGAAGGAATTTTGACAGCTTGTTAAGTGTTCCAGCAGCGTCTTGTTCGATCTGATCAGCAATAAGAGTGTGAATAGGTTTACCCCTGCCTTCAAGCTTATCAAAAGCTCTATACATCTCAGTTCTAAGCCTTGCGACTATCTGTTGCCCATGTCCTTTGCCTCTATGTTTATTTGTCAATTTATTTAAGCCCTTATTTTTATAGGTATTTTATATATTAGATTAATTTATTCATTATTGGAATAAATAAAGTGGTAAAAAAGTCTTGACCTTTTTATACAGATATGAATAAAGTCAAAATTAATAGTTAAATAGTAATCAAACTGACTAAAAAAGAGGTAAACAAATGACACCGAATATAGATGAACATGGAACTTTTGAAATTTGGATTGCTCAAGAAATGCAGTCTGGAGAAATTTTAGGTTCATACACTCAGAAAATGCAAGCAGTCAAACATGCTCAAAGCTTTGTTGGTGGTGATGAGTCTGAGATAGTTAGCGATAAAGCTTTTGATACAATTTTTATCGGCGGCAACATCGCAAAAGTCACCAAAGTTAAAACAGAAACTTTAAGGGTTTGGGATTGACTCATCGCTTAGGAGCGTTGCGGCGCTCCCTTGCCATGCGTCAAGCATGAACAACAAAGAGAGGTAAACAAAATGCAAACTATTACTACTAAATATCTAGGCCCGACTAATCATAACGGATCAAGATTTAAGGCCACTCACACTGGCAATGCTACTAGTGTTACAATCCCTTATGATTACAGTATGAGCCCCGACGCTAACCATACAAGGGTAGCATTTATGTTAGCTGAAAAGCTTAATTGGGAAGGTGACTATATAGGCGGTCACACCAAAGAAGGTATGGTTTTTGTAAACGCTAAGCCAAACTATTCTTTTCACACTAAACGCAAAGTAGGCATGGAGGCGAAATCATGAGACGCCGCAAGCCAACAATCAAACAAGCACAAATTGAGGCCATGCTTGCTGCCTTGCCATGCGTCAAGCATGAACAACAAAAGAGGTAAACAAAATGACAAAATTATTAAAAATAGCGCATGAACTAAAAAAAGTTTGTGAAGTTAGTGACCCTTCAGAAATACGTGAAGCTGTAACTATGATTGCACCGTGTAAAATGTCGCAAGGTGATAATGACGTAAGAGTAACGCTTGACGGTTGCGAGTGGCGCTTTATTCGAAGGGATGCAATCGACAGCATCATGCAAGATGAATTGCGCAGCGATGAATATATACTGGGTTGCTTTAATGATACGTTTTTAGCCCATGTTTTGGATATTGATATTGACGTTATTCATGCCATGCAAAAAGCTGAGGCTTTTGAGGCAATAGGCAAGCTTGTTTTAAGCACTGGCAAACTTAAAGAATTGCAGGAAGAATATGTTTTCGTTGACGGTTACGGCCATCATTTCGGACATTATGACGGTTACGAGTACGAGCTTAACAGCCAACCTTACTACGCTTTCAAGTTGGGTTAAAAATGACCCTTCACGAAATCATAAACTTGCTTAAGCAATCCACCTTATCCGACTGGCTAGGCGCATTTCTCGTGTTCTTTATCGTGTTCGCTTGGCTGGTCTTAGCGTCAGGAGTTTAGACGATGACAAACGAAATTTACACTATGTGGTTTCAAGATGGCGGCGGTCGAACAACCATTTGGGGTCGCAGAGAGTTGAGAAAATACGCAAAGCAATATGATTTTGACGCTGACGAAGTGATCAACAAAGGTGAAACAGAAATGCTTTGTGAGTTGGATGGTGACGTTGTTGGCGGTGTATTTAAAGAGGCCACCCAATGAACCACCAAATAAACACAATGCACCTTGCAGAGTTAGCCGTTTCATTTGCTGATGACGGCCTACCACAAACTGGTGAAACACTAAAGCAAGCTGCCGAGGTTATCGACAAGCTAACCTATGAAAACACTTGCTTAAAAATAGAAGTTCAAATGTTAAAATCGGAGTCTGACAAATGAACATGGCAACCTACGCATTATTTTTGATGGTCTACGAAGTGGACGCGGTGCAATACCAAACGACAATTTTAATGGAGAACAACTTAAAATGCCAGGAAGCTATCATAACAAGCAACCAGTTTTACGAGTTCACCAACGGCGTAGCTGCATGGTGTGAGCCAACCGAAATACTAAGGCCAGTTAAAAGGCCAAAAATCAGACCAACAAAAGAGGTAAATTGAAATGCGAATTAAATTAGATCAATACGAATTAATGCAAGCTATAGAAGAATATTTAAACAAGAAAGATTTAAACTTTGACTTTGATAACACTTACACCGAGGTATATGCGCAGGTTACTGAAGACATAAGACAACACAAAAAGCATAAAAACGGTAAAGTTATTAAAAACAAATACGGCCATCCAGAATGGGAAACAGTAGGCCAAGAAACAAAGTCGCTTCACATAAAAGAGTTTGATGAATTAGAGATTTTTGTCGAGTGTTAACGAGGCATCTTAAAATAATCCCCAAGCGCATCAAGCGCAATCCTTAACACGGTCACGCCTGACTTTTCAGCGTGGCCTTCTTTCTTTGCCCACTCGCTAGGCGACGAGCCAACAATGCACACCCAGCGAAGCACACTAGCTAAGTCTCTACCAACAAACTTGAGCGCCTCATTGTATTGTATTTCAGCTTCCCCAGCCGTTTCTCCACCTCGCTTACCACCGTCCACAATGACAGCATCATAATTGCTTGTTAAGCGCTGAAGCTTGCCTGATTTGTAAAACAACGTGTAAAGCTTTTCACCAGCATCATATTGACGTTGTGTAAGCTGTTCACGCGATAGCATCCGGTCTAATGGCGTTTGTTGGGTTATCCTTAATCGCTTTTTACTGCCAAGCTTTTTAGACGTTCTTTCATACCGTATTCCGGCGGTATGCTGTAGCCTCTCAGACGTACCGAAATCACTCTCCCTGGAACGCTCGTTGAGTGGCTTTTTACTCTTGCTCATGGTCTGCCCCATTGCGATACCTAGAACGCGCCATATGAGCGCTTACAACGTCTCCCATAGTCTCTTTTTTGGGGTGTCCTTGTATCTCACCAGCAAGCGCTGCATATCCGCATAAATCTATCCAATTATCTTGATGTTCAGAGCCACGACTTCTAGCTATTTTTAACAGTGCCATCATGGTTGCAACATCTACCGCAGAAACTTTTACCCCAAGATATGCACCCCAAAACTTAGCAATCGTTTTAAAGCTTTCTGAGGCATCACCATAAGTAGCGGCTCGATCACCTGAGATAAGATCTCCAGCGGTTTTAAGTATTTCATCACGCCTCATTTGCCCACCTCATATAACCATTGTGCGTTGTTGTGTTTATATGAGTCTCTCTTTTGTTTTTCTTTTTTACGCACCAAGCCAGTTATTGCCATGCCTCGTATGCTATTTGCTACTTTGTGAGGACTTACGCCTAGCCTGAAAGCAACGTCGTTTGACGAGCTAGCACCATGCTTTTTTAAATCTCTTATTATGTCGTGATGAATTTCTCTAACTGGTACGGCCTGGCGCTTGGGTACGTCGCAAGGTAGCGCTGGCCGCTTGCGTAGATTGTATTGCTCACGTTCATACGCCAACATGAGTTTACCGAGTTTTGCTTCAGATAAATTTTTTAAATTCATTTTGCCAATGCCTCCAATTGTATTTTACGTCTAATGATAATTTCACGTTGCACCGCATTCCATTTTGCAAGCTGCGGTGCGTTTAATATTTTTCTGCGATTAGCAAGACCTTCTAGCTCTGCAAGCGAGTGATATTCATTCACCACCGTTTGAAAATCTTTCTCACCAAGAGAAGCATAATCTTGCACCTTCTGGGGACAGGTCTCCAGGTCAGGACAGCAGCTTATAAGAAAGCTGCATGTTGTCCTGACTGACCTAAGAGTGACCCGGTTTTGTCCTAGGTCTGTCCTGAGTTTGTCCTGAAGTTTTCTAATCCATTGTTTTTGTTGCATATTCTCAGGACAAAACT